CTAATTTATTTTGTCTATTTCCTGTCTCATTTTTTGTATATTGGTTAAAGTATATTTATCCGTCATCTGTATATTAGTGTGTCCAACAATGCTTGTAATAGCGGCGTTGTTGTCAGTCACTTCTCTCAGAGATGTAATGAATGTGTATCTTGTATCATGTATTGTATGTTCCATTTCCAGTTTTTCTAAAATTTGAGAAAAATATCTTCTGAAACTGGAGTAGTTCATATGAGATTTAAAGTTGTGGTTCGGAATAAGATACTCTCCATCTGTCTGCATATATCTGATAATCAAGGGCTGTATCCTGTGATGTATCGGGACTACTCTTTCCTTTCCTGCATCTGTTTTAGATCCTGATGTCACGGTCCAATTTTCTAAATCTATTTTTTCTTTTTTCACAGATAGAAGTTCGTTTACCCTGAAACCCGTGTAAATTAATATTAATAGAATATCTGCTCCTGGAAGTATTTCAATGTTTTCCCACAATTTTTGTTGCTCTTCTGCAGTAAATATGCTATTTTTTCTCTGCTTCTTAAATTTTCTAAGTTTAAGAAATTTCGTATAATCCTTGTCAAGTACGTCAATTTCCATCGCATACTTGTAAATAAATCCTGTGAAAGATTTAATTTCACGGACATATAGTGGAGAAAATTCAGTAAATGTGTCAAATAATGTCTGCAGATGCGGAGTTTTAATGTCTATCATTTTAATATTGTGAAGCGGTACAAGTTTCTTAAAGAACGATTCGTATGCTTTCAGTCTTTTTTCGCTTGTTCCAGTATTTTTCTTCACATCATAAAATCTTTTATAGATATCCTTAAAAGTTAGATTTTTCAAATTAATGTCATAAGGATTCGCATTGTAAAGCGAAAGCTGATATTCCGCCTCCTTCCTTGTCGCATAATATCCAAGATACTTGTATATTTGTTTTCCTTCGTCCGTATAACCTGCCGTAATCCTTACCGCAAACGGTCTTCTCCTTTTTCCACTTAATTTCGCTACTGTTCCATAGCCGTTCGGTTTTCTCATAAAAAAAATCACACTCCCTGTATTGTATTTTAAAGGTTTGTGTGATATACTTAATACTGGTTAGAGTATGTGGGTATATCACACATATTTTCAAGGTCCTGTTGGTCGCAGGGCCTTTTTATTTAGATTTATTATCTCGAGATTATTTATTTTGAAAGGTCTATTTCAAGATGTCCGCCTGTCTGGGAAAATATATTACTTCCTAATTTTAATTTTAAGTTTTTAGCATCTACCACATCTTTAGGCACATCAAAGAATATTCTTCTTTTAATCTGCACTCCTGGATTGATTCCATCGAGGTTTAATCCATCTTTGACCATAATCATAGTAGGTGAGTATTGAACGTCGCCTGAATATAGTTGAAAACTACTTGAATCAAGGGAAATCATTTCCTTGGCTATATTCTTGATTGTAACATGCAGAATTATGAATCTGTTATTTTCTCCATCAGGCTTGTATTCGAGATAACCGCTGTCGTCAGTAACTTTTTTAGCAGATGATATGTCATTTACGGTAAGTTCTATGTTTTCGGTATTGACCATATCTCCTATTTTAAAAGTTTTAACTTCTTCCTTTTTTGATTCTGCTGTTTTTGTACCCGAAGAACTATTTTCATTTTTACTTCCTCTGCTACCTATAATTCCTAAGATAATCAGGATAACCAGCAGGATAAACCACCATCTTTTGTAAATTGGTTTCCTTTCATAATATACTTTTCCATCTTCTCCGACAATTTTTTTTGCCATTTTAAAATCACTCCTTTATAATATAATGTTGTTAACCAACTTCTTTATTTCTTCATCTTCTTCAAATTCTATTTCTGATTCACTGAAAAACACTACTGCAAAATAATTAGCCTCAAACTCTATTTTAGACTCAGAAAAACTGAAATATCTGATAATAGTAGCTTCATATGGATGTAATAAAAGGTGGGCAATTTCATGTGCCAGAACAAATAACTGTTTCAGTATGGACATTCTGCTGTTGATTACTATCAGCTGTTTACCATTCATTCTTATACAGCTCCCCGAATGGCGGTTAAAAGAACGGTATTTCACCACAATTCCAAGTTCCTTTGCCAGTCTTTTCGGGTCAGAGCAGTATTCCAATGCCAAATTTCTAGCTAGATCAAAAATTTCCTTTTTCTTCATTGATTTTCTCTCCCTCTAAAATTATTCATGCTCCAAAGTTTCTATGTAAAACTCTCTTAAAATATCGGCCAGTTTCTTAGCATCATCATCATCCATTTTGTTACGTTTGAAAAATAACATGTTATGCTCAATAATATACTGTAGCTCTGCTTCCTGTTCAGGTGTGAGAACAGTCTCATCTGTTTTTGATTTTTGGGCTTCCTTTTTTAAAACTGTTCTTTTCATCGGAACGTCATATCCCATTAACCAAGGTTCTGACACATTTAAGACTTTAGATAATTCATCAATTGCATTTTGTCTCGGAGTTATTTTTCCACTAATATATTGACTCAGTGCAGATTTTTTTATATTTGTTCTTTCAACTATATCTGACTGATTCAAATTTCTCAATTCCATAGCCTCTTTAATTCTTATATGGCAATCAACTTTGTTTCCCATATTTAAATTTTCCTTCCTAGATTTTGATGATATATTATACCTCATTGTTTAAGAAAAATCAACTTTTTAATAAAAAAGTTTATTTAAAATAAAAAAAAGTATTGACAAGTTAAAAAAAAGGTGGTATCATATGTTTAGTTAAAATAAACTAAATTTGGAGGTGGGATATGAGAGATTACTCTTTATTAAGAGGTAGAATAAAAGAAAAGTTGAAAAATGAGTATGTTTTAGCTGAGAAACTTAATTGTTCAAAAGCTACTCTAAGTAAGAAACTTAATGATGAAGTCGATTTTACTCAATCTGAAATAGAGAATGTTTGTACAATTCTTGAAATAGATAGAATTGATATATCATCTTATTTTTTTACCTCAAAAGTTTAGTTAGAATAAACAAAACACGAAAGGATGATTATGTCAGATGAAAAAATAAAAACCATTCTTGAATCAGCTGATGGGTTAACTGCGCAGGAATGGAAAAGTTTAAGACAGTATTTTGATTATAAATTTTCTTTAAACATGCGATTTATAAATAATGAACTGGCTTTTAAAACTGTAAAAACTTTTTTTAACCCAGACCAGGAATCCAGCCTTTAACTTCTTTTAAGAATTTATATGCCCGTTGCATTTCTGAATTATTTTTTAAATAAAGATAACCGGCAGTAGTTAATCTGGGATTGACAGCTTTAAAACCCACTGTACCAGGAATTATTATCAGACCTTTAACTAATTCGTCATCAATAATGTTGTCTATGATGATCATTAATTCTTCTTCAGTTAGTCTCAATTTTTTAAGATCTAAAGTTTCATTATAGTTGAATGAATTAGAGTAAGAGCTAGTTTCAATAGCTTTTAAAATTTGGTACATGCTTATGAAATAATCTTGCATAAAAAATCAGCTCCTTATAAAAGTGTTTTTAGGATATCCACATTATATCATAATAAATTGGAAGTAAACAAAATATTTAAAATAAAGTGAGGTGATTAAAGATATGGAAAATATATGGCGTAGATTTAAAATAATTGGTTCATCAGAAAATGAGAAAAAGTTAAACCGACTCGTAGAAGACAAAAAGCTCACAAGAGATGATTTAACTTTAATCCTGAATACTATTTCACTAAGTGAAAAAGAAACCGCTCAGCAGTTGGAGTTACTGAACGGTAAACTTGACAGGATTATCAGTCTTCTTGAGAGTCAACAGAAAATCCAATTTTACGTCTTGGCCTCTCAGGGTCTCGACGTTTTGAAGCTATCAGACAGAGATTTAACTGGGATGTGTGCTGAAGCACTTGAACAGTCGAACCATCGGAAACCAGTACACCGTCAAAAATTATGATGTCAGGATTCCAGTAACCCACATCATTGATTAAAATGGGATTGTTTGCAAATGACGAAATTACTATGCTCGCCTGCTCATCATCCCTGATATCTTTTTCAAAATCATTGATGGTATTTACAACACGCTCATACATCCAACTAGCAAGATTATATTTCTTCTTGCTCAGGATATCGGAATACGGCACATCCATAGCAGAAACACCTCCTTTCAGAATTATTATACCCTGAAAGGATAAAAATCGAAACGAAAGGACCTTGGAAATATGAAAACTCTAACCATTAAAGAATGTTCCGACCGTATCCACAAGTCTGAATCTGCTGTAAGGATTGGACTCCAGCGAGGTGGATATAAGTTCGGAACGGCAATACAGACAGTACCTCCTACCCCCTCAAGACCAAGAGGCGGATGGGACTACCACATACCCGAGGAGGCTGTGGAACACTATATGCGATACGGTAACTTTCCTGTGATAATCGTGAACGGGGAGGATGTAACAAGGCTGGTACATTCGCTGGCAAATAATATAGCAATGGATATGATTAAAAAAGGAGGAATAGAAAATGACAATGAAAACTAAAAAAACATTAGTATGGTACGGTATTTTTATTACAGCCCTGATACTGAATCAGACAAAATCGTTTGCTGATGATATTACTGTTAAAGTAGTAGTGCACACTTTATGGATAATACTGGGTGCTATTACATATATGTACTTCAAAGAAGGAGACTGGGAATGATGAAAAAAGCACTAATAGATAAAATAATAAACGATCAGCAGGAAACGATGTATCAAGTCTATTATATTCAGAGTGATGGTTCACATGACTTCTTACCTGAAATTAGATTTACAAAAAAGATGGCAAAAGAACATTTTGAAATTTTTGATAATATCGAAGACGCTATTAACATGATATTGAAATATGGATATGTATTAGCTGAATTCAATGACTGCACAGGAGAATGAAAGGATGTGATTTAAATGCCCGAAATTGAAGGGATTTATTATGAAACGGAAGAGGATTATTACATGATCCTGGATGAACTATATAAAGATGGAAAGGAGGTGATTTAAATGCAAATAAAGGAAATGTATGTGTACTGGCAGAATGCAAGCGGTGGATACCTTAAAGAAATAAGAAAAACATATAAGGGTGATATGCTGATATTACCTGTGAAGTGTATGGGAGCCACAACATACGATTATAAACATCTTGCAGTAGCGGATAAGGAAATCACGCCAAATGAAGTTTATTTTGATGGGGTTGAGAAAGGACTTGACTGTTCGTGCTGCGGAGACAGATGGAGCAGATTTGATGAATGGGACACGCCAGAAAAGATTTATGTATACGAAAATACAGAAGATTTTGAAAAATCCAAACCCGAAAGATTTGACTACTATGTAATTCTTTCAGAACTAAAAAAAGCCGATACTGGCAATATCGGCTGATTACAAAAACATATTCACTGAAAGTATAGCATCAACGAAAGGAAAAATCAATATGGAATTAAAAATAATGAAAAAGGAACTCCTAGGTGCAGTCGAAGTGGCCGAGAATTTCATAAGCACCGAAAGGGCTTGCATGGAACATCTTAAGCTTGTCCATATCAGGACAGACGGAAACGACAGAATTGAAATCTCCACTTCCGACTCCGTGACATGTGCGAAAGTCAGAATTAACGGGCGTGTGGAGGAAGAAGGAAAGGTGGCCATACCTTGTAAGATGTTCAAGACCGCAATAAAACAGGCTCCTGATACTGAGATATCAATTAAAGATTGTGATTACAAAATAAAAATTATAGCAAAAAATTACACTTCGGAAATCCCTTTACATGGTTTCAATCCGGGATTTAAAGAGGACACCGCGGAAGCATTAAATTTTAAAATTAAAAGAATGGAACTTAAAGAAGCTTTGGAGAAAGTGGAGTTCTCGGCATCATGCGACCCCGAGAACTTCGCGGTAAACTGTGTGAGATTAGAAACGGAAGATAATAAACTGACAGCTGTAGGAACAGATACTTACAGACTTGCATTGTGTGAAACGGAAATAATGGAACCGAAAGCACATAAGATATGTGCAAGTATTCCTTTAAAAGCAGTAAAAGGCCTAATAAAAGCTCTGAAGTCAAAAATACAAGGTTTGGAAAATACTGTACAGGTAATGTCTAACAGTAAAGAGATTGTTTTCAAACTCGGGAGTGTTGAAATTAGGGCTAATCATGTCAATTATTCATTCCCCGACTACAAGGCGATAGTAAAAGGTCTAAAAAACAATAAAAAAGTAATGCTTAATACTAAAATTTTCCTTGCAACACTTAAGAAAGCTATTCTCGTTGCGAAGAATAATAAGGCCGCAAAAAACGGAGGTGTATTTGAGTTCAGTGATTTTAGTGAAGGCAGTCTGACAGTAAAAGCATCAAACGAGTTTAGCAAATTTAGGGAGAAAATATACACAATACATACCGGAGAAGACTTAAAAATCTCACTGAACTTAAAATTTTTGGCGGACTATTTAAGCAAATCTAAGAACAGCCTGACCGTCATGGAAATGTCAAATAATAAGAACACAGTGCTTGTAAGAGGCGAAACCGACAGTAAATGGGTTTACTTAATAATGCCACTTGCATTAAGAGAATAGGAGGACAGATGGAAAAGCTCAGATTACCAAAGAAACCGGTAATAAAAAATGAAAAAGACTACGGAATACCTATAAGAATAAGGTCAAGTACACATAACCTGCTTGATATCGTGTCAATCGAAACAGGATGGAGCAAGGTGGATGTGATAACCAAAATGGTGGAGTTCGCATTTGACAACATCGAATGGGTACCGGCTGATGAATATAACAAAAATAACGGAGGGAACGAATAATGGAAATAAAGGTTTTATTTGAAATTGAAGAAGGAAGTAAAAAAGTAATAGAAAACTTTTCTAAAGCTTTAATAGGATTAGGTAGTACTGTACCTGTACAGAGTATTGTAACTTCAGTAGCTGAAAAAGTTAAAAACCCTGAAAAGGCTGAAACAAAAACAGGGGACTGGCAGACAAATGACGTAAAAGCCGAACCTGTGAAAAAGGAAGAAATACCTGCCAAAAAAGAAGAAACTCCGAAGGAGGAAGAACCTAAAAAAGCAGAAGCTCCTGCAAAGGAAGAAACACAGGGGTGGAGCTATGACCAGCTTAAGGCGGGATGTCATGAGGCTTCAACAATGAACCTGGGTTCAAAGGTTGCGGAACTGATAAAAGGGAAATATAACCTGTCAAAACTGACTGAACTTGACCCTAAACTATATGACGCATTTGCAAATGATCTGCGGGAACTAGGGGTGAGAATATGATGAACCACAAGGAAAGGGATCATGCCCTGCTTTCGGCAAGCGGGGCGTCAAGATGGATGAACTGCAATCCAAGTGCAAGGCTTGAGGAACTGTTCCCTGAAACAACTTCAGAATATGCCGAGGAGGGAACACTGGCACACGAAATTTCGGAACTCAAGCTGACAAAATACACGAGTCCGATGGGTGCACGGACTTACAACAGCAGACTTAAAAAGCTTAAGGCAAACAAACTATATAAACCTGAGATGGATGCCTACACTGATGCCTATCTCGAGCATATAAAGGAGCTTATGATGTCATTTGATAAACCCGCAGTGGCATCAATCGAGAAGAAAGTGGATTTCAGTGCATATGTACCTGAAGGATTCGGAACATGTGACTTCGTTACAGTATATGATAAAACTCTGTATGTGAGGGATCTGAAATATGGAAAAGGTGTGCCCGTGTTCGCGGAAAATAACCCACAGCTCATGCTCTACTCATTAGGTGCATATCTCGAGTATTCTCTGTTTGATGATATAGAAACAGTCAATATGGGAATTGTACAGCCAAGACTGGACAGCATCTCGGTGTGGGAAATATCGGCAGAGGAACTTGTGGGATGGGCGGAAAAAGAAGTCAGACCTAACGCCGAAAGGGCATTTAATGCCGAAGGGGATTTTGTTCCGGGACAATGTACATTCTGCAGGGCAAAGGCGGTATGTAGGGCAAGGGCGGAAATGAACATGGAACTTGAAACTGATATGAAGCTTAAAGGTAACATTTTAAGTAATGCCGAAATGGGTGAAATACTTAAAAGGGCACAGGATATCGTGAAATGGGTCAAGGACATTGAGAACTACTGCCAGCAGGCAATCCTGAAAGGTGAATCGGTTCCGGGATGGAAGCTTGTTGAAGGAAGGTCGGTGAGAACATTCTCGGATACTGAAAAAGCATTTGAGATACTGAAGGACAAAGGGATAGCCGAAGAGCTGATGTACGAACGTAAGATGCTTACATTAAGCCAGCTTGAAGGAACAATAGGGATGAAAGATTTTAATGATTACGTGGGCGAACTGATAATAAAGCCTAAAGGTAAGCCTACACTTGTGCTGGAGTCGGATAAAAGGGCTCCATATGTGAATGATGTTATTAATGCAGAAGATGAATTTGAAAAAATAATAGATTAAGAGAGGATGATAATATATGGAAAAAAATCAGAACACTAGAATAAACGTAAGAGGAAGACTAAGCTTTGTACACTTATTTAAACCGCATGCAGCAACTCCAGGGGCGGAAGAAAAATACAGCACGACTATACTTGTTCCGAAATCGGATACGGCCGCAAAACAGAAAATTGATGCGGCAATTGCAGAGGCTACAAGAATAGGAATATCCGAAAAATGGAACGGAGTAAAACCTCCGCACGTACCAAACCCTATATGGGACGGAGACGGAGTAAAACAGAACGGGGAACCTTTCGGACCTGAGTGCAAAGGTCACTGGGTATTTACAGCATCTGCAAAAACGGATTATCCGCCTCAGGTAGTGGACAAGTATGTGAATCCTATAATGGACCAGTCGGAAATTTACAGCGGAATCTATGCAAATGTCACAGTCAACTTTTTCCCTTACATGTTCACGGGGAAAAAAGGAATAGGTGCAGGACTGGGGAACGTACAGAAAGTGTCAGACGGAGAACCGCTTGCAGGAGGAAGAACGGCTCAGCAGGACTTCGCTCCGGTTGAGGATGAAGAACTATATTAATTAAAAAGGAAGGATAACGAATGAATGTACTGAACATAGATATTGAAACTTACAGCAGTGAAGACATTTCAAAAACAGGACTGTATAAGTATGCACAGAGTACGGATTTTGAAATCCTTCTTTTTGCCTATTCGCTCAACGGGTCGCCCGTTGAAGTGATAGACCTTGCACAAGGTGAGGCAGTGCCGGAAGAAGTTGTTAAAATGCTCAATGACGGGGAAACTGAGCTAAGGGCATATAATGCGGCTTTCGAATGGTACTGCCTTAACCAGGCAGGGTACAGGACCAATCTCGAACAGTGGAGATGTACCATGATACATGCATATTATGCGGGTTATCCGGGAGGACTGGACAAGGTCGGAAAGGCAATGGGATTTGAAAATGATAAGAAAAAATCCGCAACAGGTAAGGCCCTTATAAGGCTTTTTTCCGTTCCATGCAAACCGACAAAAAGGAACGGCGGAAGAACAAGGAACCTACCATATCACGAGCCTGAAAAATGGGAACTTTACAGGGAATACAACAGGCAGGACGTAGTGGCAGAAATGTCGATAAAGGAAAAACTTGAAGGGATAAAACTTCCAAAATTTGAGTGGAAGCTGTGGCATACTGATGTCAGAATGAACGCTGAAGGGATAAAAGTGGACAGTGAGCTTGTTGAAAGTGCCCTGTTTGTAAGTGACACCTGGAACGGATATCTGCTGAATGAGGCAAAGGAACTGACGGGACTTGAAAATCCGAACAGTACAGTGCAGTTACTGAAATGGTTAAAAGATAAAGGCGTAAATGCCGAAAATCTTCAGAAGGAGACAGTTAAAAATCTTATTCAGGAAACTGAAGGGGATGTGAAAAGAGTGCTTGAAATAAGGCAGGAACTGAGTAAGACAAGCACGAAAAAATACGTGGCCATGAAGGATGCCCTCTGTGAAGATGGCCGTGTGAGAGGACTTCTGCAGTTCTACGGAGCGAACAGGACAGGAAGGTGGGCTGGAAGGCTTGTACAGGTACAGAACCTGCCTAGAAACTATCTGTCAGATCTTGATGATGCAAGGAACATGGTGAAAAGAAGAGACCTGCTGACTTTAGACATTCTATATGACAATATACCTGATACTTTAAGCCAGCTGATACGTACGGCATTTATTCCGGAAGAAGGTAAAAAATTTGTAATCGCCGACTTTTCGGCAATAGAAGCAAGAGTGATTGCATGGCTTGCAGGAGAACAGTGGAGGCTTGACGTGTTCAGAACTCACGGAAAAATATATGAGGCATCGGCATCACAGATGTTCGGGGTGGATATATCCACAATAGCAAAAGGCAAGGAGAACTATCACTTAAGGCAGAAAGGAAAGGTTGCGGAACTCGCACTCGGCTATCAGGGGTCAAGTGGGGCCTTAATTGCCATGGGTGCGATTAATATGGGGCTGACCGAAGAGGAACTCCCTGAAATCGTCAGAATGTGGAGGAATTCAAACAAAAGAATAGTTGACCTGTGGTATGCTGTAGGGAATGCGGCCGCAGAAGTGGTGCTTAATGGAACGAGACAGGCAGTGAACGGAATACTTTTCTCAAGGGAAGGTGATCTTGCAAAAGGGCTCGACTTCCTGACGGTAACCCTGCCAAGTGGCCGTAAGCTCCACTATGTAAGCCCCGGAACAAGGGAAAACAGCTGGGGTGCAACAGTAATCACCTACAAGGCACCGAACCAGGTTTCGGGTAAATGGGAGACAGCGGAAACGTATGGCGGAAAGCTCGTGGAGAACATTGTGCAGGCAATAGCACGTGACTGTTTGGCGGCAACGATTCTGAAACTGACCGATAAGGGATATAAGATAGTAATGCATATTCATGATGAAGTTGTGCTGGAAGCCCCTATGGACGTTACTGTAAAGGAAGTGTGCGACCTGATGGGAGAAGAACTCAGATGGGCTGAAGGGCTGATACTGAGGGCAGACGGATTTGAAACGGAATATTACAAAAAGGATTAGGAAGGAGGTAAGAATGTACAACAGGGAAATAGAAATAAGTACGGCAGGCAGCAGGAAGGAGACAAGGTGGAAAACGGAAAAGCTCCTGTGGAGCGAGTTCGTCAAGAGGCTTGCAACACCGACAAGGACTGCCGAGAAGTTCGAGGAGTTCCTGAAACTGCCGAAGGTGAAACAGGATGAACTCAAGGATGTCGGAGGCTTTGTCGCAGGAAAGCTTAAGGACGGTGTAAGAAAAAATGTAAACCTGCTGTCAAGGGACTTAATAACATTAGACCTTGACAACATAGACCCAGGAAAAACGGATGAAGTAATTGAAAAGGTCGAAAGCCTCAACATGTCGTACGCCGTGTACAGCACACGTAAACACATGGAGAGCAGACCGAGGTTAAGGGTCATTATCGTAACGGACAGGAGCATGTCCCCTGATGAATATGAGCCTGTGGCAAGGAAAGTGGCTCAGATGATAGGTATGGCCATGTGCGACCCTACCACGTTCGAACCTGTAAGGCTGATGTTCTGGCCAAGCTGTTCGGTGGACAGCAGGTATGTATACAAGTTCAATCTTGAAAAGGCTCCCCTGTCAGTTGACGGGATACTTGCAATGTATGAGGACTGGAAAAATGTGACAGAGTGGCCACAGGTTCCGGGAACGGAAAAAATTACGGAAAAAATGCTTAAAAAACAGGAAAACCCTCTGGAAAAATCAGGAATAATAGGGGCTTTCTGTAAAACGTTCACTATAGCGGAGGCTGTGGAAAAGTTCATTCCTGACGAGTACGACATATCCGATGACGGGAAAAGGATGACCTACACCCAGGGGAGCACGTACGGAGGTGCAGTAATATATGACGACATCTTCGTATACTCGCATCATGCCACTGACCCCACAGGAGGTAAGCTGTGCAATGCGTTCGACATGGTGAGGCTCCACAAGTTCGCGGACATGGATGCGGATGTGAAGGGAGGAACTCCCGCAAACAGGCTCCCATCATTCGTCGAGATGTCAAAACTCGCGAGGGGTATAAGGGAAGTATCGGCCATTCTGAACAGGGAACAGTACGAAAAGGCGGCAAAGGATTTCACAACAGTGGATGATGAAACAACAGATCTGTCATGGATGGATCAGCTGGAACAGAACGATAAAGGTAACAATGCGAGAACAATAAAGAATATGGAACTCGTGCTGGACAATGATATCAACCTGAAAGGGAAATTTGCAATAGATGAATTTGCTAACAGGGCGATGGTTACGGGGGCTCTTCCATGGGACAGCCGGAACTATGTAAGACAATATGAGGAAGTGGATGACAGCGGATTAAGGAACTACCTTGAAAACAGATACAGCCTTACGGGAGTAAACAAGGTAAACGATGCACTTCTCATAGTGTCAAGCAAGAACAAGTACAACAGCGTGAAAATCTACCTCGAAAGTGTTAAGTGGGATGGCACGCCTAGGCTGGAAACTCTTCTGAGTGATTATCTAGGGGCGGAGGATGACATTTATACAAGGGCAGTTATGAGAATATCACTGACGGCTGCGGTTGCGAGAGCTATCGATGGCGGGGTGAAGTATGATTATATGCCCATATTTACAGGTAAGCAAGGTATAGGCAAGAGTACTTTCCTTGCTAAACTTGGAGGTGATTGGTACTCGGACAGCCTTCAGACTTTCGAAGGCAAAGAAGCCGCAGAATTGATTCAGGGAACGTGGATAAATGAACTTGGAGAACTTACAGGGTTCAACAGAAGTGAAACCAATCTTATAAAACAGTTCCTGAGTAAGCAGGACGACATATATAGGAAAGCGTACGGTCATGTGACCGAGAAATACCCGAGAAGATGTGTGTTCTTCGGAACTTCAAACGACAGTGAGTTCCTGAGGGACAGGACAGGGAACAGGAGGTTCTGGCCAGTCGAAGTAGGAACCGAAAAACCTAAAAAGAGCATATGGAAAGACCTTGATGCCGAAAGAGATCAGATATGGGCAGAAGCATACATGAACTACGTACTGGGTGAAAGCCTATTCCTGACAGGTGAAGAACTTAAAATCGCGGAACAGAAGCAGGAAGAACACAGAATCGTAAATTCCAGGGAGGGAATGGTAAAGGATTTCCTTGAGAAAGAAATCCCTGAAGACTGGCATAAATGGGGAACGGCCAAAAGAAAAAACTACTACTTCGAAGGATTTGACAAATCAGGGATAAAAACAGTTCCGAGGGACAGAGTCTGTGCGGCAGAAATACTGGTTGAATGCTTCGAGATGAAAAAGGCTTATATTAAAAATTCAGACAGTATGGAAGTCAACGGCATCCTTGAAAACATGGAAGGCTGGGAACGTCACAAAACACCATTGAAGTACGGCGATTACGGCAATCAGAGAGGATTCAAAAAAAAAAGATAAATAGGTATAACTACAAAAACTACAATCTTTTTCAAACTTTTATATTTTAGGTAATTTAGGTGGAAAAATCACCTACAAAGTGACAAACAAAGTCACCTACAATCTCAAAATTACCTACAAAGTTTGTAGGTTAAGAAAAAATTAAAAAAATTGAGAATGTAGTTTGTAGGTGACTTTGTAGGTAGAATGTAGGTAACTCAAAATCAGTAAAATTAATACTTGCATTAAATACAACTACAAAACTACAAACTTTTCATATATAAGGTTAAATTAGATAAATTAGATAAATTAGGTAATACTGTTATACGTACCTAAATTACCTAAATTACCTATTTTATAGTCTCTATATACGTGCGTATGTGAAGATTGTAGGTGGGTAAAAATAAGGAGGCAAAAAATGTTGGAAAGTATAATCGAAAAATACCTTGTGTCCGAAGTGAAAAAAATGGGAGGCACCGCATATAAATTTGTGAGCCCCGGGCATGCCGGGATACCTGACCGGATATGCCTTCTGCCGAACGGAACATTGTTTTTCGTGGAGCTTAAGGCGACAGGGAAATTAACGAGACCATTACAGAACAGGCAGATTGAAAAAATAAGGACATACGGTCAGAGGGTGTATGTCGCAGATTCCACGGAAAAAATTGACGGGATACTAAAAACAGAAGGGGGGAGGACGCAGTGAAGTTTAAGCCCCATAACTATCAGAAATACTGCATCGACAAGGTCATAAGCACCGAAAAAGTCGGACTTCTGCTTGACATGGGACTGGGAAAGACGATAATAACGCTTACGGCCATAGACGAACTTAAGCTTAACATGTTCGAGGTCAGCAGGGTGCTTGTGATAGCACCAAAAAAAGTTGCAGAAAGCACATGGTTCAGGGAGGCGGAAAAATGGGACCACCTGAAGCTCCTTAAATTTTCGGGGGTACTGGGTTCCGAAAAAAAAAGGATTAATGCATTGAACACCCCCGCCGACATATACGTGATTAACAGGGAGAACATCCCATGGCTTGTGGACTACTACAGAAACGACTGGCCATTCGACATGGTCGTAATAGACGAGTTCTCAAGTTTTAAAAACCATCAGGCCAAAAGGTTCAAGGCACTCAAGCTTGTGCTTGGGAAAATCAAAAGACTTGTAGGGCTTACAGGAACCCCCGCACCGAACGGACTGAAGGACATATGGGCACAAATTTACCTGCTGGATCAGGGAGAACGGCTGGGAAAAAATATAACGGCATTCAGGGAGAGATACTTTAATTTCTACAGGTACGGGAATAATCCGTACGGCGAGTATGAACTTAAGCAGGGTTCGGACAAGTCCATTATGGACAGGATAGCTGACATATGCGTGTCCATGAAGGCGGAGGATTACCTTGAACTGCCTGACGTGGTGGACAACATAGTCAGCGTGGAGCTTGATACGAAAGCAAGGAAACAGTATGAGGAACTTGAAAAGCAGATGATACTGGAACTTAACAATCTTGAAGAGATTACAGTCGCAAATGCAGCGGCACTGTCAAACAAGCTGTTACAGTTAAGTAACGGAGCCGTGTATGACGAAAAAAGGGATGTGCACGAAATCCATAAATGCAAGATCGAGAGGTTCATGGAACTGGTAGAGGAACTTAACGGGAAATCGGCACTGGTGTTCTACAGTTTCAAGCATGACCTCGACAGGATGAAAAGTGCACTGGCCAAGTCAGGACTGAGGGTGAGGGAACTTAAGACAGTGCAGGATGAAAAGAACTGGAACAGCGGAAAAATCGACATCCTGCTTGCACATCCCGCAAGTGCGGCCTACGGATTAAACCTTCAGGACGGAGGGAATCACGTAATATGGTTCGGCCTCAACTGGAGCCTTGAACTTTATCAGCAGGCCAACAAGAGACTTCACAGGCAGGGGCAGAAGGAAAAGGTTATAATCCATCACCTTGTGTGCGGGAACACACGTGACGAGGATGTCATGAAGGCACTGCAGAGTAAAGGCGATATACAGGAGGAACTGCTGCAGAGCTTGAAGGCGAGAATAGAAAAATATACGGGAGGAAAAAAATAATGGTAACGGTACAGGAAGTAATTGAAATCAGGAAAATTAGCAGGATACTCGACAAGATAAAATACTGCAAGGAAAATACAGATAAAACGGAAATAAAACTTTTCCTTATGTCGATAGAACAGCAGTTCATTTTAAAGAACTCACTTACGGAAAAACAGCTGATTGCACTTGAGGGAATCTACGATGCGATTGTGACTTACAGGCAGGTTTTATGGGACGATGTATGCGGAGCACATCTGGACACGTGTGGATAGGAGTGAAAAACAATGGCGAGAAAATTAAAAACGAAAAAACTCGATAAGAAGGAAGTTAAAAAAGAAATACTTGAGAACGGGGAGGTACATATGTTCCTGTTCTCAGTGTACAAGGCATCAGGTCATCTGCTGAACAGGTTCAGGCTTTTCGGTCAGCTGGGACTCAGAAGGGGCTGTCCGGAACCGAACAGGGAACTTGACATAAGGAAGGTCAAAATTAAGAGCATGGCCAACTATCCGATGCTTGAAAATTATGAGGGCTTGAAAAGTCTTACGGAACAGATAACGAGAATGTCGTTCCTTTTCCACAGCCCCGAAATGAAGAAAAAGTACAACTTTGATAAGAAAATCTACCGCGACAGGGGAATGCATGCACTGTACGGCGGACTCAGGGATATCTTCGATAAATATTACAGCGAAAAATGGAAGGACGACCTTCCGTGTGCCGACCCCGAAGTTGCGGAAGCCCTTATGACTCTTAAGGATATAATCGTTAACTTCAAAGTGGTGCAGATGTTTACAGATAAAAATCTGGACATAGATGCGAGGTTAAGGAAATATTCAAGGACATTAATCACAAAATTTAATAAGCACTTCCTGCCGTACACGGCGGAAATCATAGCAGGATAGGAAGTGGGAAAATAATGAGAACAATATTAATAAATTTGCTGAAGAAAAAGATAGACTATAATATTGAATTGAGGAAAAAATACGAATTAAGAGATCCGACATATCACATAGCAACAGGTAGAATAGACTCCTATAGAGAAATATTAGAATTACTGAAGGAGGAAAAAAAATAAATGAGTAAAAGAACGGCTAAGTTTATTATGTACGCAATATTAATTATATTTGCCATGTACATAAGCTATAAAATTGATAACGCTAAAAATTTTTTAGAACTGGTCAAGGTGATTATTAAAAACACTTTATCAGTCACGGCAGGATATATATTAATAAAAATCAAAGAAATGAAATAGACAGGAGGAAATATGACAGAAAAAGAGCTGGATATACTGGCGGATAAAGTTAGGGAAAAGCTTTCGAGAGGACCCTTGAAAAAGGACAGATATAAAGAAACAGAAGCGATGTTAAGATCCTACACAAATTACAGGAACGTGATACGGATGAACAATGACCGTATTGAAGATATAATCAGAAACGGACTGGGGGAGATAAGGAAATCCAGAATTGAAGAAAATGTACAAGGAGGCATGAAGAAATTTGAAGGACTTCCGGAAAAGGAACTTGAAAAGATAGAACACATTAAATCAGAAAATCTGAAAATGGAAAAAAGAATCATAAGGGTAGAAAATGCCATGGAAAATATCAGAAATGACAGGTACTCTGAAATAATAGAACTGAGATATTTTAAAAACTGGACAATTGAAGAAATTGCAGAAAAATTAAATGTCGACAGAAGAACTGTCGGAAGAAACAGAACAAGGCTAGTAAAATCAATGCAGTACGACCTTTTTCCTGAAGTTTTCCTAGATTGATAATTAATTTAATTTTAATCAAAATGTCCCATTCGTGTCCCAACCATGGTATTTTATATGTCCTGTCAATATGTTATAATATGGTATATTGGAATTCTAGGATTTGAGAAATATTTTGTCGAGGCGGGATCCATGGGCCATACGCCTGGCTATCAGAAGACAGTGTAAAAGCTGTCTTTTTTTTATTTTTGAAAAACAGAAATGAGGTGAAACAAGTATGAAATTGACAGAAAAGCAGAAACGCTTTGCGGATTACTATATTGAAATAGGGAATATAACAGAAGCGGCCGTAAAATCCGGATACAGTAAGAAGACAGCAAGAGTGATAGGGCAGGAAAACCTGCTTAAACCTGCTATAAAAGAATACATCGACAGGAAACTCAAGGCTTTGGAGAGCGAAAGGACTGCATCTGCCAAGGAAGTGCTTGAGATGTTGACCTCGTCGATGCGGGGCGAACTGAAGGAGGAAGTCGTCGTGGTAGAAGGCACGGGGGACGGATGCAGTGACGCAAGAATTGTTGAAAAACAGATAGGACTAAAGGACAGACTGAAAGCGGCCGAACTGCTGGGTAAAAGATACAGGCTGTTTACTGACAAAGTCGAGGTTGAAGGAGTACTGTCTGTTATGATAGTGGGTGAGGACGAGCTTGAAGAGTAAAAAGGTCAGACTGCCTGACATAGTCGGAAAAGGGTATAAGGATTTTTGGAATTTCAAGGGCAGATATAAAGTCGTGAAAGGGTCAAGGGCAAGTAAGAAAAGCAAGACCATAGCACTTTGGATAATCTACAGCATGATGAAATACAGGGGGGCAAATACCCTTGTTGTGCGTAAAGTGTACAGGACGCTTAAGGACAGCTGTTATTCGGATTTAAGATGGGCAATTAACAGGCTGGGCGTACTTGAATATTGGGAATTCAAGGAAAGTCCGCTTGAAATAACATACGTACCGACCGGGCAGAAAATACTTTTCAGGGGATTTGACGATCCGCTTAAGATAACTTCGATATCCGTATCGGAGGGAGTATTATGCTGGTGCTGGTGCGAGGAGGCATATGAGATAAACAGGGAACAGGACTTCAACATGCTGGATGAAAGTATCAGGGGTATCGTGGAACCGCCTCTATTCAAGCAGTTTATAATCAGTTTCAATCCCTGGAACGAACGGCACTGGCTTAAGAAGAGATTTTTTGATGTCGAAGATGAAAACATAATGGCCAAAACCACGAACTACATGTGCAACGAATGGCTTGACGGCAGTGATAAAAAGCTGTTCGAGGACATGAAGAAAAATAACCCTAGACGTTATCAAGTTGCGGGACTTGGAAACTGGGGAATAGTGGAAGGGCTGGTATACGAGAACTGGGAAGAGAAGGAATTTGATTATACGGAAGTGGCGAAAATGCACGGAGTCAAATCGGCATTTGGGCTTGACTTCGGGTATACCAACGACCCTACTGCGTTATTCTGTGGGTTGATAGATGTGGCAAACAGGACAATATACGTATTTGATGAAATTTATCAGAATGCCATGAAGAACAGGGAAATAGCGGAGGAAATAATCCGCAAAGGGTATGGAAAGGAAAAAATAACCGCCGACAGTCAGGAGCCGAAATCAATAGACGAGCTTTATGACTTAGGACTTAAGGGAATAAGGAACTCAAGGAAAGGTAAGGACAGCATTAATAACGGAATCCAGTACATCCAGGATTATAAAATCATAATACATCCGCGATGCGTTAACTTCATTACCGAGATATCCAACTATATGTGGGATAAGGACAAGTTCGATAATGCGGTCAATAAGCCCGTGGACGATTTTAATCATCTGATGGATGCAATGCGGTACGCACTGGAGGATTACACGAAAGGCCCTACATTTTCTTTTGATTAAGGAGCTGAAATGTTTGATTTTATAAAAAGATTTTTTAGGAGAAAAGATAAAATGGAAAAGGACAACATAAGTTTATCGGAAGTTGAAAGCATTATAATGTGGCATTTTTCAAGCGACAGTTACAGAATGATGCTTGACGGCAACAGATATTATGCAGGGGAACACGACATACTGAAAAGAAACAGAACAGCGATAGGTGATGACGGAAAACTGATAACTGTTAACAACTTGCCGAATAATAAGATTGTTAACAATCAGTATAAAAAACTGGTAAAGCAGAAGGTGAACTACATTGTGTCAAAAACACCCAGTATAAGTACCGACAATGAGAAATATAACGAGCTGCTAAATGATTTATTCGATAAAGGATTCCTCAAAACGATTAAAAGGATAGCCACTGATGTATACAATAACGGCATTGGATGGCTATTCTTATATGTCGATGGGGAGGGAAATTTGAAATTTAAGAGGATTAATTCGGTCGAAGTTATTCCTGTGTGGACTGACAACGACCATACAGAACTTAAATATGCAATCAGAAAATATGTTAACCAGGTATACAGAAACGGAAGATATGAAAAGGAAACGTATATAGAGTTATATAAGGACTCAGGAGTTGAATATTACATACTGAACGATAATAAGCTTAACCTGGTTGAAAAAAAAGCATACCTGACAGTTGACGATACGCCATATAACTGGCAAAGAATACCACTTATAAGTTTCAGGGCTGATGAATTGGAACAGCCTCTGCTTAACAGGGTGAAATCACTGCAGGACGGACTTAACATGCTTATGAGTGACTTCATGAACAATATGCAGGAGGATAGCAGGAACACAATACTTGTTATAAAGAACTATGACGGTGAGAACCTGGGTGAGTTTAGAAGGAATCTGGCAACATACGGAGCAGTAAAGATCAGGGAAGAAGGGGAAGTGTCAAGCTTACAGGTTGAAGTGAATGCGGGAAATTATGATGCGATAGTTAAACTTCTGAAACAGACAATAATAGAAAATGGAGCAGGATTTGACAGCAAGGCCGATACACTTGGAAATAATCCAAATCAATTGAACATTCGTTCGATGTACTCTGAAATCGATTTGGAGGCAAATGATTTTGAGACTGAATTTCAAGCAAGTTTTGAAGATCTGCTCTGGTTTGTTGCAAACCATTTAAAGAATACCGGACAGGGTGACTTTTTAAATGAAAAAGTTGAAGTAGTACTGAATAGGGATATTTTAGTTAATGAAAGTCAGGCAATATCGGACATCAAAAATTCTGTTGGAATAATATCTGAAGAAACGTTACTGGCTCAGCATCCATGGGTGACAGATGTTCAGGCAGAACAGGAAAGGCTGAAGAAGGAACGTGAGGAAAAAATTAAGACTGAAGATTACGGGGAATTCGGAGAACATAACCACTTCGATGATATAGATGAGTAAAAATAACTATTGGCAGGACAGATTTATCGAAGAAGAGGAACGGCTTAACAAGATAGCAGGAGACGAATTCCGGAGACAGCAGCTGGAATATGAGAGGGCTATATCAAGGCTGAACAAAGATATTGAAGTGTGGTACAACAGAATAGCTAAAAACAATGACGTATCACTTGCAGAAGCTAAGAAGATGCTGAATGGCAAGGAACTTAAGGAATTCAGATGGACACTTGATGAATACATCAAATACGGAAAAGAGAACGGGATTGATAAGAATTGGAGTAAGGAACTTGAGAACGCAAGTGCGAGAGTCCATATAGAACGGCTTGAGGCTATGAAGTTGCAGGTAAGAGGGGAAATAGAAAAGCTTTATAACGGCCGTGAAAGTGGATTTGAAAGCTATCTTAAAAATCTTTATAAAGACCAGTACATCCGTACAGCTTTTCAGTTAGCAAAAGGTACAGGGGTAGGAACTAACATATACAGTCTGAATGACAAATTAGTAAATACGGTTATTAAAAAGCCATGGGCTCCCGATGGAAAAAACTTTTCTGACAGGATATGGGAAGACAAGGACAAGCTTATAAATACTCTGCATACAGAAATGACGCAGGCATTTATCAGAGGCGACAGTTTAGAGAAATTGGCAGATAAAATATCTGAGAAAATGAAAGTGTCGAAAGCAAATGCATCAAGACTGGTGTATACAGAAAGTGCCGCATATTCAAGCAAGGCAAGGTTCAAGAGTTATCAGGATTTGGGAGTAGAAAAGTATGAGATAGTGGCCACGCTTGATAACAGGACATCAGATATATGTCAGGGAATGGATGGCAAGGTATTCGACTTAAAGGATTATGAAGTCGGAGTCACTGCAAATCCATTTCACGTGCGTTGTAGGACAACAACCGCACCTTACTTTGATGACATGCAAGGCGAAAGAGCTGCAAGGAATGAGACAACAGGAGAAACGGAGTATGTTCCAGCGGACATCACGTATAAGGACTGGAAGGAAAAATATGTGAGTAATAATTCAGAAAAAGTATTGCAAAAATCTGATAAAGAGGGTATAATAACTATACAAGAAAATAATCCGAGGGATGTAAAAATGATAAATTTAGAAACTCAGGAGATAAAGGTTAAGAAAGGCGATTTCAAAGACTGGATTTTTGATTGGTATGAACAAAGCAGAAAGAGCGATGTTATAAGAGCATTGAAGGTCAAAAACACTTCGGAAGTAATAGGACTGATAGGTTTCACAAATGAGGAATCCAATAAAGCTATATACGTTGATTTAATTGAAGCCTCGCCTGCGAATAACCTTAAAAATAAAATTTTTAAAGGCAAAAAGGAGTATTCTGGAATAGGAGGACGTCTGTTCGTAGAGGCGATAAAAGAAAGTTATGAAAAAGGATACGGAGGATTTATTTATTTCGACGCGAAAACTGAATTGATAGAATACTATAAGAAAGAGTTCGGGGCAAGGTTGATAGGGTCGCAAAGAATGGCTATATTTGAGAAGGAGGCTGAAGTTTTATATGAAAAATACAATGGGAAAAGATAAAAAAATGGATTTAGAATATAAATTAGCTTGTGGGATAGATCCTAATCCACAACCGCAGCCATTTGATTACGACATAAGAGCTGCGGCAAAATATGTTAAAGATAACAACATTGAAAATGGACTTACGGAAGAACAATTAAGAATGTTTATTAAATAATAAATTTAAGAGTGGTTTAACGACTGCTCTTTTTTTATTTCGCCTTTTTTGGATTTGAAGGCGTAAAAGAACAAATCAAAAATAATTCGTCGACAGACGTAAAAATGGAGGGAAACATGAAAAAGGAAGATTTGATTGCATTAGGACTGACTGAGGAACAGACAGAAAAAGTACTGAATGCAAATTCAGAGCAGCTGAAAGAGTTTGTACCTTACTCAAGATTTAAAGAGCTTATTGATGACAAGAACGAACTGAAAAAGCAGATATCTGAAAGAGATAAGCAGCTTGAAACACTTAAGAACAGTACAGGAGATGTTGAAACTCTTAAAAACACTATTAAGCAGCTTCAGGATGAAAACAAGGCATCGAAGGAGCAATATGAAGCAAATATATCTAAAATAAAATTAGAAAATGCTATTGATAACGCTCTTGGAAATGCTAAAGCTAAAAATTCAAAAGCTGTAAGGGCTTTACTGGACATGGAAAAGATAAAGTTTGAAAATGATAATTTATCTGGACTGGATGAACAGCTAAAAGTGTTGAAAGAGGCTGAAGATTCAAAGTTCTTATTTGAAGAGATTAAGGAATCTGCCAAACCAAGTTTCAGCGGTTTAGAGCCAGGGGCATCAACAGGAGAAACAAATCCTGGATCAGGTGCACCCGAGACATATTCTCAGATGATGGCAAGACTGGGAAAATAATAAAAAAAATTAAAGGAGGAATAATTTATGCCAGCAGCAATTTTTGATTCAAAACAGTTTAATCCTGAATTATTCGGGAAGTATTATGAAACGATTCCAAAACTTAAAAGGAATGAACTACTGAAATCAGGAGCTATAAATAATGCCCCTCAGTATAAAGCAATGATGGAAGAACAGACAGGAGGGAACTACATAACAGTGCCTCTGTTTGGAAGAATAGGCGGAACTGCCGTAAACTATGACGGAAAGACAGATATAAACGCTACAGCAATGGATACGTTCTCACATTCAAGAGTGGTAATAGGAAGGGCTAACGGATGGATTGAAAGAGATTTCTCACATGACATTACAGGTGGAGTAAATTTCATGGATCAGGTAGGTAAACAGGTATCAGACTACTGGGATGACCTGAATCAGGGAATATTATTATCCATACTTAAAGGGGTGTTCTCGATGACGGGTACAGATAATGAAAAGTTTGTAAACGAACACACTTATGACGTGTCAAAAGAAACAGATGCGGCTAAGCAGGTGTTCAGTCCTACAACTTTAAATAATGCATTGCAGAAGGCTGTAGGTCAGAATAAGGCAAAATTTTCAATCGCAATAATGCACTCACAGGTTGCAACAAATCTTGAAAACCTTCAGTTGCTTGAGTATCTGAAATACACCGATGCGAACGGAATACAGAGAGACCTGACACTTGCAACATTAAATGGAAGAACCGTATTAATTGATGACTCAATGCCAACTGAAGAAGTTGCTAAATCAGGAACCAATCCAGCGTACACTAAATATACTACTTATGTGTTGGGAGCAGGAGCATTTGAATTTACTGATGCAGGAGCAAAAGTACCTCATGAGATGCACAGAGACCCGAAAGTCAATGGTGGACAGGACACGTTGTATTCGAGAGAAAGAGTGTGTTATGCACCTTACGGAATCTCATTCACTAAATCAAGTATGGCGACATTATCCCCAACTGATGCTGAACTTGAGATGGGAGCAAACTGGGAGCTGGTAAATGACAATGCAACAGGTACAAAAAAATACATCGACCATAAGGCAATCCCTATCGCAAGAATAATTTCAAGAGGATAGTTTCAGGGAGGAAAATCTTATGGATTATGTAGAAAATATTAAAGAAGATGTAATAAAAACATTAAAGTCGGTAGGCTATGAAGTCGTAGATGCCGACTTATTTTTGTTGGAACAGAGTATTGAGAAGGTTAAATCTTATATTAAAAACAAGACCAATCAGAATAGAGTTCCTGAAGGACTGAAATACATCTGGATTGACAGAAGTACGGGCGAGTTTTTAAATTTTAAGAAATCACTGAATCAGCTTAATCTGAATGGATTGAATTTTGGCCGTATGGCGAAAGAAATAAGTGAAGGTGATACAAAGGTCGTTTACGAGGATACAAAGACAACGGGAGATAAATTTGAAGTTTATATGACATATCTTATGACAAGAGGGGAAGACGAACTCTTGAGATATAGGAGGATAGTATGGTAGATGAGTTGAAACAGGCAAGAGAAGCCATCCAGTCAATGTGGGCTGGGATATGCAATATATTTGGATTTAAGAATTCTAAAAATAAATATGGTACAGTTGTTTCCGAAGTTAAGGAACTTTATAAGAACATACCGTGTCGACTAAGCTTTAAGAATATCAGTCAGACAGAGCAGACTGAAAGCATGTCCAAGACATCTCAAGTTGTAAAACTGTTTATCGCTCCTGAAGTTTATGTCCCTCCGGGCAGTATATTTGAGGTCACACAGAATGGAGTTACAAGGAAATACAAACATTCAGGAATAACAGCAGTTTACACTAATCATCAGGAAATAGTACTTGATGCAGAACAGGAGAAGGCGTAATGGCAAGCAGTAAAATAGAAGTTCAGATAGATGGTCTGAAAGATTTTCAGAAACTTTTGCAGGAAATGAAAGCAGAAGAGGAAAGGTTCATGACTGAAACTATAAAGGAGCTTGCTGCAAGACTTCTCAGAAAAGTAATTAAAAGAACTCCTGTAAGTTCTCCTAATTTTGGGAATGCAACATATAAGAGGGACAATAAGAAAAAAGGCATAAAAAAAGGTGACACTATATACAATAAGAATGGAAAGGCCAGAGTTTTGAAAACTAAGACAGTGACGTATAAAAAAGCTGGAAAGAACATCTCAAAGACTTATGGCGGACAAGGTGGAACTTTAAGGAGAAACTGGACTGTATCTGACGTAAGAAAAAACGGAGGTAACTATGAGATAGAAGTTTCAAATTCCACCGAATATGCAAGCTATGTTGAATATGGCCACAGACAGACCCCAGGAAGATATGTCCCAGCGATTGGTAAGAGGCTTAAAAAGTCTTGGGTAAAAGGTAAATTTATGCTTACTATTTCTGAAAACGAGCTGAGAAAAGAAGCTCCTGCGGTTATAGAAAGAAAAATATCAGAGTGGCTCAAGAAGTTAGGAGGATAGCAATGTTAAATGAAATTGTGGATGCAATAAGTCTCAGGTTGTCAGAAAACTTTGACGGCATAGATGTGCATGTAAATGAACTTGAGCAGGGCTTTGAGGAACCCTGTTTTTTTATTGACCTGCTAAATCCCACCGAAAAGCAGATTGTCGGAAATAGATATCTGAGAAGTTACCTGTTTGACATTGCCTATTTTCCAAGAAATAACAGTCAGACTGAAATTTTTAGTGTACTCGATAAAATGCATGATGTTCTCGAATACATAAAGCTTGAAGACGGGACTCTTATGAGAGGGCTGAACAGGAACACCAGGGAAGAGGATAATGTACTTCATTATTTTGTAACCTATGAGATGTTTATTTATAAAATGAAAGGCAATGAAAATAATGTAAAAATGGAAAAGATAGAACTTAATATAAAGCTGAAGGAGGAAAAGAATGGTGGATAATAAGAATTCTGAAGAAAAAGTGACAGCTAAGGAGGAAAAATATGTAAAAAGTCAGATTGTAGGATCTGACAGATACAGAAACAGAGCAGACATTCTGAATGTACTGCTTGAAGATAATACGGATTATACACTATCTGAAATAGATAAAAAATTAAAAGATTTTTTAGGTAAGGAGGTTAAATAATGGCATATGGTGGAGGTACATGGCTTGTACAGAATAAAGTTTTGCCGGGAACATATATCAACTTTATAAGCAAAGAAAGGGCTGAACTTGTATTCTCTGACAGGGGATATGCAGCACTTGGCGTGGAACTTGACTGGGGAACTGATGGAGAAATATTCAAGGTTGAGAATGGAGATTTCATTGAAAACTCAATGAAACATTTTGGGCACTCATATGATTCGGATAAACTGAAAGGATTGAGAGATTTCTACAAGTATGCCCAAACAGGATACATTTACAAACTTAATACGGGCGGTGCAAAAGCGTCAAATACATTTGGAACAGCAAAGTATACTGGAGAAAGAGGTAATGACATCAAGATATCCGTACAGGCAAATGTGGATAACGCATCGCATTTCGACGTTACTACTTTTGTTGACGGGGAAAAGGTGGATGTTCAGACTGTAACAGATGCAAAAGGGCTTGTTTCAAATGATTTTGTAGATTTTAAAAGTGGAGCAACTCTTGCAGTTGCAGCTGGAACTCCAATGACAGGAGGTACAAATGGGACTGTAACAGGTGCGTCGCATCAGGCGTTTTTAGATAAGATAGATAAATATTTTATAAATACCTTGATATGCAACTCAAATGAGAAAACAGTCAAGGATTTATACGTACAGTACACAAAAAGAATGAGAGACAGGGTAGGAGCAAAATTTGTATGTGTCGTTTACCGTGCAACAGATCCTGATTATGAAGGTGTGATTAATGTAAAAACGAAGACACTGGATTCAGATTTTCCTGAAAACTCGGCAGTTTACTGGGTTGGAGGGGCTGAGGCTTACTGTGCAGTCAACAGAAGTTTGACTAATACAAAATATAACGGAGATTTCAAGCTTGAAGTAAATGAAACTCAAACAGAGCTGGAGCTGGCTGTGAAAGCAGGATATTTTATACTCCATAAAACTGGAGATGAAATAAGAGTGCTGAAGGACATCAATTCATTTGTGTCGTTTGTGAAAAGGAAGAACAGGGATTTTTCATTTGCACAGGTTATAAGAGTGCTTGATCAGATAGCGATAGATGTAGCAACAATATTCAATGGAACGTATCTCGGGTCATCTAATAACACCTCATATGACAGGAATGATTTGAAAAAAGATATAGGAAAACATCATGAAACCCTTGAAGATTTAAGGGCAATAAGGGATTTTAATGAGGAGACGGATATAACAGTCGTTGAAGGTGAAACAAGGGAAAGCGTACTGGTTACAACAAACGTAAGGCCAGTCGTTGCAATGGAAAAACTTTACATGAATGTAATCGTAAGCTAGAAAGGAGAGTGAGTATAGATGGCAGATACAGCTATCATGAAAGGTAAGGACGCCATATCGGGGAGCCTTGCCAAATGTTTTGTGACAATTGGGAACAGAAGATACAGTTTCATGCAGGCAATTAATGTTAAGGCTGAAATGGAAAAAACTAAGGTTGAAGTACCGATTTTAGGAAAAACAGGAAAAGGTAACAAGGCTGCGGGATGGAAAGGGACAGGAAGTGCGACATTTCATATGAACACCTCTATTTTCAGGGAATTGTTACAGGAATACACCAGAACAGGAAAAGATGTATATTTTGACATGCAGCTTGTGAATGAAGATCCTACGGCATCAGTCGGAAAACAAACTATAATGCTTATAGATTGTAATCTTGACGGAGGGATAATTGCACTGTTTGATGCAGATGCGGATTATCTGGAAGATGAGTTTGACTTTACATTTGAAGACTGGAAGATAGTCGACAAATTTACGGATCTTGATGGAATGAAATTATAGAAGGGAGTTTAATGGCTCCCTCTTTTTAAATTATAAAAATAACAGGAGGATAATATAGATGAAGGATTTAAAATTTTTTTTAAGACAAAATGCGACATTACCAAAAAATGAGGAGGTGGAAGTTACACAAAGATTCAAGGATGAAAACGGAAACCCTATAAAGTTTGAAATAAAGCCTATCTCAAATGAGCTGGACGATGAATTGAGAAAACAGAACACAAGACAGGTAAAAAGAGCAAAAGGTGTATATGTTCCTGAACTGGACAATCAGGGATATCTTGCGGATATGGCCGTAAGGGCAGTAGTGTATCCAGACCTGGATGACAAGGAATTACAGGATTCATGGAATGTAATGGATGCAAAAGAACTTATAAACGCCATGCTTTTACCAGGAGAGTACAATGTTCTGCTTCAGGCAGTACAGAAACTGAACGGATGGGATCTGTCACTTGATGACATCAAGGAAGAAGCAAAAAACTAATCGAGGCAAACATAGCAGAATATAACTATGCGTATTACTGCTTACATAAGCTTAAGATAAGGCCGAAGGAGTTTGCCGAAATGGATATATATGAAAAGGGGTTCATAATGGCCTGCATAGATTTGAAGGTCAAGAAGGAAAAGGAAGAAGAAAAACAGGCTAAAAGAAAGGCACGCCATAGAAGACGCTAGGAGGTGGGATTATGGCGACAATTCAGAACAGTATAGTATTGAACGACAGAATGACTCAGACATTTACAGCAATTAACAGAGCTATAGAATCAACAATAAACGCCATCTCAACTCTTGGCGGTAAGAATGTCAACATAAATACAGCGAACCTAATCAGTGCAAGGCAACAGCTGGCAATTGCTGAGAATGAAATGCAGAACATGGTAGGTACATCCCAGCAACTGAACAATAATCTGGGTAAAACTAAAGGGATAGTCGGAGAAATTGTTGGTAAACTTAAGACAGCATTCGGACTTGCAGCGGTTGTCATGGCAACAAAGAAGACGATAGAACTGTCAGATCAGAATGCTCAGATAACGGCAAGATTAAATCTTGTGTCAGATGCACCTGAGCAATTAAAGAAACAGATATACCAGTCAGCAAATGATGCACGGGTCGCATACACGGATTCAATGAATCAGGTGGCAAAGCTTGGACTTCTTGCTAAGGATTCATTTAATAATACAGATGAAATTGTACAGTTCACCAATCTCATGAACAAGGCATTCAAAGTATCAGGAGCAGGAGCACAAGAGGCAACGAGTGCAATGTACCAATTAACACAAGCAATGGCGGCTGGAAAACTTCAGGGGGACGAATTCCGTTCGGTAATGGAAAATGCCCCTATGGTAGCACAGGCAATAGCAAAATACATGAATGTGTCCCTAGGACAATTAAAAGAATTAGGTGCAAAAGGACAAATAACAGCGAATATCATTAAAAATGCATTGTTCAGTGCAGGGGACGAGATAAACGAGAAATTTAAGACACTACCTCTGACATGGCAAGATATATGGATACAGACTAAAAACTTTGCAATAAGGCAACTGGATGGAATTCTTCAAAAAATAAACCATGTTGCAAATTCAAAAGCATTCATGTCATTTATAAATAGTGTGAAGATAGCGTTTTTTGGTCTTAAGGCCGTGGCTGAGGGAGTTTTTGATGGAATAGCATCCGTAGGCAAATTCATAGCTGATAACTGGACAGCAATAAGTCCAATCATATGGGGTGTAACAGCCGCACTTATTACATATGTGACATGGCAGGGAATTTCGACTGCATTAGACTGGTTAAATGTTGCGGCTAAATTTGCATTGAATGTGGCCACTACTATTCTGTCAATTGCAAATGTAGCACTTACATTTGCAGTTTCAGGATATGCGGCAGCTCAGGCAAAGGCGAATGCAACAGCATGGCTCTTTCCTGGAACATGGATTGCTGCAATTATAATAGGGCTTATAGTTGCAGTACTTGCTTTGACGGTGGCAATAGTCCAGTGGGCTACGGGTACCCAGAGCGCATTGGAAGCGATAGGCGGAATGTTCTACTGGCTTGGAGCGGTCATTTATAATATAGGGGTCACAATCATGAATATCCTTATCATTGCGGTAATGGCTGTAATACTGGTGTTTATTATACTTGGAGCGGTGGTAGCGAATGTTTTTATAGGTATATGGAACACCGGGGTATGGCTTGTGAATGGGCTTATTCAGGCGTGGTACTGGCTGGCAAATGTCGCAATTATGGCTTGGACGTGGTTGAAAGTTACAGTGAGTAACATTCTTAAAGGTATGTATAATTTCTTTGTAATGATAGCTAATGGATTCATAGATGGTTTTAATGCGATTGGAAGAGGAGCGGTAATAGTTGCAAATGGTTTTCATAATGCTTTTGCCAACGCTATAAATTCACTTGCAAAAATGGTTGAGAATTTTGTTAACGGGTTTTTAAGAGGTCTGAACGCGATAGGTAAGGTTGTCGACTCAGTCCTCGGTACGCATTTTTCAAATGGCGGGGCAGTTCAGATTGGTTTAGGTAGAATGGGTGGGGGTAATGCATCATTCACCCCTGCTCAGCATATCCAGACTATGTCTTATGGGAATACAGGTAATATTAGTTCCACACAGAAACAGGCCCCGCAATTTGGTTATGCGGGATTTATCGACCCGTCTGGGGCAATGGATATAACAATAGACGGAGCTTCAAAACTTGCAAATGGAAAATTCAAAGATTTAGGAAAAGCATTTGATGATGGTAAAAGTGACACAAGGAAAGGAATTCAAGGCATAACCGATACATTCAACAATTACAAAGATAAGTTAACGGGAAAAGATAAACCGGTCGGAAATGACGGAACTGGAAAAGATAAAAAAGATGGTGGAGGCGGAAAAGATCCGAATAACAAAAAAACTGCAGACAATACTAAAAAAATGGCAGACAAGATGGATGATATGGATGAAGACATGAAGTATCTGAGGGATATTGCTGAAAAAGAGTATGTAAACAAATTTACAACCGCAGAGGTGAAAATAGATATGACAAACTATAACGATATTTCGGAGCAGGTAGATGCAGAAGATTTTATGGACAGGCTTGGAGAAAGGATAGCCGAACATGTGCATACTGCGGCAGAGGGGGTGCATGACGATTAATGAGGACACATGGGTATATTTTCTACGTTGATAAAATTTTGTTGCCGGTATCCCCGGCATCCGTCGATGTATCACACAAGAACATGAATGAGGTAATAAAGCTTATAAATGATGCAGAATTTAATCTGCTGAAACAGGAAGGGTTAAAAGAGATAAGTTTTAAGTTCATGATTCCTTCCCAACGATATCCTTTTGCCAGATATCTTGGATTTTATCAGAAACCGAGTTACTTCCTGGACAAACTTAAAAATCTAAAAAAAAGGGCAAAACCATTCCAGCTGATAATAATAAGGAACTATCCAAATTCAGGACGGGCATATTTCAACACTAATCTAAAAGTATCCTTGGAAGACATAAAAATTGAAGAAAATGCTGAAGAGGGAATGGATGTATATGTCGATGTGACTTTTAAGGAGTTTATAGATCCACGTCCAAAAGTATACAAGAAAAATGCTGATGGTACTGTAAGTGCAGAAAATCAGAGATGGACAGATAAAATTGAAAAGAAAATATGCAGTACAAAATATGGAGAAAAGCTGTGGCAGATAGTGAGGCGTGAAACAGGAGGACTGGATCAGCTTGAAACGGTTATGGAAGTGAATGGGATTTCCGCGGTCACAAATGCGTTGTCAGATAAACTGAGGTTGTGGTAGAAATGTTTGAAAAATTAAGTAATAAAATAAAATCATTCATGTCAAAGCCGGCTGAAGAAAAATATGAAATGGAAAAGGACATAGAACTTATTATTGCAAGTCAAAGTACCGAGACTGTAATATCGCCTCTTGTGACAGACAGTATTGAAGTGTCGTGGGAAAGAAAGGCAACACCTGGGAAAATGACCTTCAAAATGATATTCGATGAAAGGGTTCAGGAAGGTGATCAGGTAAGTCTCAAATATCGAGGACAGAACATGTTCTTGGGTTATGTTTTTGTCAGAAAAATGACAAAGTCTAACATAGTAAGTATAACTGCGTATGACCAGCTCAGATATCTGAAAAGTAAAGCGTATTACGTCTTTAAAAGTAAAAAGGCAAGTGATATTGTCAAGCTTATAGCAGAGGATTTTAAACTTACATGCGGAGAGATTGAGGATACGGGTCATATATTTGAAAAAAGGCGTGAAGATGGAACATCCCTGATTGACATGGTACAGGGGGCTTTAAGTGAGACTTTGAGACTTACAGGAAAAAGATATGTAATTTATGATGATTATGGGAAATTAACTTTAAAGGAAACGGAAAAACTGAAACTGGAGGATCTAATTTTTGATAATACTTCTGGAAAGGATTTTGATTTTGAAGTAAGTATAGACAAGGAGACATACAATCAGGTGGTACTTGACTATGTGAACGATGAAGAAAAAAAACTTGAAAAATATCAGGTGTTTGACAGTGCTAATATAACAAAATGGGGTCTTTTACAGTATTTTGAGAAAATTAATAAAAATACAGCAACCGAAGCAGAAAGAAAAGAGCGTGCGGAGAAAATGCTGAAATATTACAATCAGAGAACAAAGACATTCAAACTGAAAGGAATATTTGGGGATATCAGAATCCGTGGGGGCTCTTCTTTTATTGTATTTATGGATGTTGCTGAGTTCAAACTGGCGAATTATATGCTGGTAGACAAAGTTACACACAAATTCGGATTCAAGGAGTATTTTATGGATCTTGACCTGGAAGGAAAAATAGGAGAGGAGGAAGGACACAGTGGCGAAGTTAGAACAAGCTCTGAAACAGATGATAAATAATGCTGTTGAATACAACAAGCCGTGCGAGATTTACGCAGGAAAAGTCAAAACTGTATCCCCTCTGACGATTCTGCTCAACATAAATGTCCCTGTGCTGGAAGAGGATGAGCTTATTTTGACGCATCTCGTGAAAGATTATGATGTTGACATATCTGTAAGTCATGAAACAGAGGAATTTGAACTTGTTGAAGGTGCAATGACTGACATAAAAAAACATAAGCATGAGTACAAAGGGCGTAAAAAGATTACAATTCATAACGGGTTGAAAGTCGGAGAAGGTGTGCTTTTGATAAGACAGCAGGGAGGTCAGAAATTTATTGTTCTTGACAGAATTGAGAATCCACAGACTGAAGGTGAGTGGTTATGATACCAAAAATTAAAACAAGTGCAGACATAACGGTAAAAGAATTACCGATAAAAACACACAGGATGGAACTGTACGAAGGTGATTATATTCTCGGATTCGTTGATAGTCTGAAGGCTATGGAACAGGCTATTTATAAAATTATAAGAACGGAACGTTATAAATATATTATATATTCCTGGAACTATGGAATTGAGTTGGAAGACCTGTTTGGAATGCCTGTTGAATATTGTGTCGTGGAACTGGAGCGTCGAATATCAGAGGCACTGTTACAGGATAACAGGATAACAGCAGTCAATGGATTTGAATTTGATACTGAAAGCGAGAGAGGAACAATTCTGATTAAGAAGTTCATTGCAGAAACAGTATTTGGAGAAATTCAGATTAATGGCGGACTGTCGGTAACGATAATCTAGGAAAGGAAGAAGATGTATGTTTGAGGTAATGACCTATGAGCAGATAATGGAACGGATGTTGACAAGAATTCCAAATAATCTTGATAAGCGTGAAGGTTCGGTTATATGGGATGCCTTGGCTCCAGCCGCAATGGAACTGGAAAGCCTGTATTTTGTTCTACAGGATTTTATAAAAGAAACGTTCGGAGATACGGCCAGCAGACCTAACCTAATAAGAAGAGCAAGCGAAAGAGGGATAACTCCGTACAAAGCAAGCAAAGCAATTCTGAAAGGTATTTTTGATGTAGAAGTACCCCTGGGTAGCAGATATAGCTTAGATGATTTAAACTATACAGTCACAAAATTTATACAACATAACACAGGAACTGGATTATACGAATATCAGGTTGAATGTGAATCTCTCGGAAGGAACGGAGGAAGGAAAACAGGAAATATAATCCCGATTGATTATATTAACGGCTTAGGTAGAGCTGAAATAACGGAACTTTTAATTCCCGGACAGGATGAAGAGGAGACAGAAAAATTACGGCAACGGTACTTTGACAGTTTTAACATGAAGGCATACGGAGGGAACATCTCTGACTATAAACTTAAAGTGCATGAAATTGAGGGTGTAGGAGCTGTTAAAATAACTCCAGTATGGAATGGTGGCGGAACAGTTCTGCTGACCATACTTGACAGTGATTTTAATCAGGCAAGCCCTACTCTGATTAAAAAAGTACAGGATACAATGGATCCGACAAAAGATGCTAGAGGTCTCGGGGTTGCACCGATAGGGCATATTGTTACTGTACAGGGGACAAGCAACGTTGCAATTAACATATACACAAACATCACATTTGAGCCTAATTTTTCATGGCCACTTGTAAAATTAAAAGTCGAGGAAGTAGTAAAGAACTACTTGCTGGAATTGAGGAAGTCATGGGCATTGAAAAATGAAAAAGTGAGTAATAACCTTGTTGTAAGGGTGTCGCGTATAGAGGCGAAAATACTTGACATAAACGGAATTTTGGACATACAGAATACAACAATTAACGGAAGTCCTAACAACTTACAATTAACTGAGTATCAGATTCCTGTGTGGGGAGGTATTACAGTATGACGATTTTAGAAAATATTAACGTCAACCTGTTGTCGTACCTCCCTCAATTTATGCAGGAGTACAGGGAAATTAGGCGGATAATGGAAAGTGAAGAGCCTGAACTCAAGTTGCTGTGGGAACTGCTTAGAAAAGTGTTTAATAATCAGTTTATACAATACTGTGACGAAGACGGGATAAGCAAGTTTGAGGAAATGCTGGGACTGCACAGGTATGAAAATGATACACTGGAAATCAGGATTTTTAGGGTTTTAGCTTATTGGAACGACCAAATCCCTTACACATGGAGAGTTTTAGTAAACAGAATGGATCAGTTATGCGGGATTGGAAATTATGAACTGAGGCCCAATTTCAATGTGTATGAACTTGGAATCACTACGAAGTTTGACGATGTAAAAAAATATGATGAGCTGAACAACATGCTCAAAACAATATTGCCTGCAAATTTAGGATTTAACAGTATTAATATCCTTACTCCGAAAGTTGTCAATGCTTTGTATTTTTCTGCCGGAGCTGTAACAAACATAAATATATTGATTGAGATAGGAGAATAGGAATGGCAAGCATAAAAAGAACAGGAATAACTGACAAGGGAAAAGATTTAATAACTAGAGAAATTACAGGAATAACGGAGCTGACATTTACAAAGATATCTGCATCAAGCAATAAACTGGCTGATACAGTAAACCTTGAAACACTTATTAATATTGATGGAGTAAAACAGACGGTGAATGTCAGTAAAGTTGAGAAAATAGGAACATCGCAGATTAAAGTGACAGCCACGTTTAACAACTCAGGACTTATGAACGGGTACAGTATGGAAACTTTGGGAATTTATGCAAAGGATACAGCAGGAAACGAAGTTCTTTTCGCGGTTACTGTTGCAGGGACTTCCGACTACATGCCTGCAACAAACGGGATTAATTTGAGTACAGTGACAGTGGAACTTATATTCAATTTAAGTAATACTGATAATGTCTCATTATCTGTTGATACTGCGGCACTTGTGACTGTAGGGATGCTTAGCAGTTTTAAATCGGAAGTGAATAAGGATTATGTGAAGTACACAGATCTTGCTGAAGAAAATAAAGCGGGAATAATATCATATGCAAAAATTAAAGAGATAGCACCTAGACCTGATTTGAGTCCATATATACCTTTTGACAAAGGGTATAGAAACAATAATAGAAATGACTGGGTGATAAGAGGAAATAACATAGATTTCTGGACGCCACGGCATCACTACATGTATGATGAAAACGGGAAATATATGGGAGCGTATCATTTAAACGGCAGTGGAGCTTTCTATAAGGCGCCGCAAAAGAACGGAGATGCCTGGAACAGGCTTATGGATGAACACGATATGATAATCAGGGACAACAGGATGAACGGCATGGACAATGACAGGGCAGATTTAAGAAATCATATAACCAGATTGTGGACTGCAAGAGATACAGACACAGTCTTAAATATCCGCCTTGCAGGATACATTCAGGCTGAAGTGCAGAGAAATGAAATGCGTGAGCGTAATGGTTACGTCGTGACAGGCGGAATAAATGACGACAGGAACTTCACGCTGGACTATTTACAGTTCAGGGCGTTACAGATGTACAGAGCTGGAAACTGGGTAAATGTACCGTTCGTATAAAAAAAGGAGGCAAAATGAAATTTGAAGTTAGTGAAGTTAAAATAGTAGAAATGGAAGATGGATTTAAGTACTATGGGATATTTGATAAAGATAGTAAGGACTGGTACGAGGAACTGAAAAAGTTTGACAAAGACACTTTAAAAGTCATGTATAACAAAGATTCATGTCTGGTTTTAAGCCTGAACAAGGATGCATCCATGATAGCCCCAACGATGGCTGGAGATATTGTTGAAGAAATCCCTTTTCAAGCAGTAGAGATTGCTCCTGATAACTATTTTGTTAATGGAAAAATTGTAAAATTAAAGGAATGCGAGATAATAAAAGATGGAAAGATAGTATTTAATAAAGATTTTAAACTTGATCAGATAAAAAAGGAATTATCTGAATTAAAAGTTGAATACTCTGAAAGCGAATTTTTATTCAAAGGAAAATACTGGCAAAGAAACAGAGAAAAAGGCGACAGAGATAGCTTAACAAGTTTAATTTTATTGCTGACAATAACTGGGAGAAAAGAAACGAATGAGTGGAAACTGATAGATAAAGACACTAGGGAACATGTTTATCCTACTCTGACACTTGATGATTTTAAACTAATGGCATTTCATATGCAGTCGCAGTTATCAAAAGCATTAAAGACAGAAAGTGAAATTATTGCTAGACTTAAAACTTTATCAGATGAAGAACTTAAAAATTTTAATTCAAGAAAAGAGTTTGAAAAACTTTGGAAAAACTAGGAGGTATTTATGCTTGAAAAAGATAAGTTATATATTTCATTCCACAGACCAAAAAGCATAGTGGGATTATTAATAACATTACGGACATTGGGCAAATATAGCCATTGTGAGTTTGTCTACAATGACTATGTATATCTAAGCAATCCTGGTGGAGTTCGTATCAAGCCTTTTGTTTATAAAGACAACATGGATATTTTTGAATTAGATAGTCATATAGAAGTTCCGATAGTGCTTGAAGAGTTCAAAAGGCTTAAAGGTAAAGACTACGACTATGGAGCTATACTGTTTAGTCAATTGCTGGAACTAGGAATAGAACATAAAGATAAGTATTTCTGTAGCGAATTGTGTCTGCATCTAATAAATAAAGGACTGGATGAAAGTCTTACATATAATTTAAAGACATTGAAAGCTAGTGATTTTAGTCCAGCAAAATTGTTTAAATATCTGAAATTTATGGAATTATTAGGAAGAAAGGTGGAATGAAATGGAAAGATTCAAGAAATTTTTAGATTATATTTTTGAAGTTGAAGGAGGCTATACTAATGACGAGAATGATAGAGGTGGAGCAACTAACTTCGGAATAACACATGATGATGCTAAAAAGTATCTTGGTTATACTGGAGATATGCGAGATTTTAAAAAGTCAGATGCAGAAAAAATATATGAAAAAGTATACTATCGTGGAAATCATATCGACAAAATAACAGATGACAGAGTGGCACTTTCAATTTTTGACTGGGCAGTTAATTCTGGAGGAAAAGGAATTAAAAAGGCTCAGATTGTAGCAAACAAATTCGGAGCCAGTCTAATTGTAGATGGAATAATTGGAAACAAAACACTAGAGGCAATAAATGCAATAGATCCTAAAATGTTTTTAAATGAATATCATGAAATGCAAAGAACTTTTTACAAAAATCTTGCTGCAAGGGATAGCTTGCAGGAAGGATTTTTAAAGGGTTGGCTCAATCGTGTTGACAGAAAAGAAAAATATTTAAAGGAGATGTTTTAAAATGAGTAAAGTTATTTTAAATGTAGGTCATGGTGGAGTTAGAAAAGACACAGGAGCTTGTGGAAACGGCTTTGTTGAACATGAATGGAATAAAGATTTTGTGAACAATTATATTGTTCCTGAATGTAAAGAACAAGGTCTTGAATATGCTGTAGTCTACCAAGAATATTATTCAACATTGCCACAGAAAATAAACGGAATTGCGAACAAAGGCGATGTGACACTATCATTTCATTTGAATGCAGCTGATAAAACAGCTACAGGGGCTGAAATGTTATTCTGGCACAAATCAAAAAAGAGTAGGGAACTTGCGGAATTTTTGCAAGAAGCAAATATTGAAGCAACTCACTTAAAAGATAGAAAAATATTACCTCGTGATTATTCAGACAGAGGAGCAACACTTTTAAGAAAAACTGTGACACCTTGTGTTATAGTTGAAAGTGGTTTTATAACAAACAAAAATGATATGGAAGTGTTAGAAGAAACAAAAAAGCAATTGGCAAAATATTATGTAGCGGCTGTTAAAAATTATTTTGAAACTTCAGTTTAAGACTTAAAATTTCAAAAAAGTAAGTCTAAAAAATTTTATAGACTCAAAAAACAGAAAAATTGAGTCTATAGAAAAAATGGCTTGTATATTTTGAATATAAGAGTTTTAAAATAAATTCAGGTATAAAAGGTTATCTGACAGAATAAAATGCAAAATTTGAGCCTGTCAGGTGGCTTGAAATAAAAATAATATAAAACTTAAAGGAGTGATGTAAAATGACTGAAACAATGGTAAAAATGTACGTGATAAATAAAATAGGAGAGCTTGCAAAAACAGCTATTTATAGAAGTGAGATAGTAAATGCAGGAAAAGCAGGATTTGAAAAATTTGAGGCTGTTGTAAACAATTTCTGGGATAAAGCAGAAGAATATATTCTAAAAGAAAAAGAAGTTGACAGAAAATGGATTCCTGATGTAATTGAAAATCTTGGAGAAGAAGCAATACATAAAGCTATCAAAGTTCTAAGAGTAGAACTTGATCCGAAAAAATTAGTGCAGGATATATTTAACATTGAAAAGAAGGAAAATCCTGCTGTGCTGTAGCAGTTGAGGAGGAAAACTTGTGGGAATTAACTTTAATGAAGTGAAAGCAATAGTTGAGTTAGGTATAATGAGCGTTATAAGCTATATATATATCACACAGCAGAAAAAGCTTTTTGAACAGCAGGAGAAAGTTATATCGGTCTTAGCAAAACTTGAAAATCAGCTGAATAATGATATGTTACGAGGGAAAGGATTAGAGATATCTCTCGTACTTAAAATTCAGGATCTGAGATGGAGCATACAAAAAAGAGTTATCAAATACATAAGAAATAATCATATAAAAGAAAATTGGGTTATCATTAACAAAGAAATTGACACATTTTTTAATGTGAAATTGATAGACTTTGAAACGGAAATGCATGATGTAATAGATGATATTACTTTTAAAATAATTTATGATATTCTGAAAAAAGAATTTATTGAGACAAAAAATATTCTCACTAATATTCTCTCAGATTTAAAAGATGATGGAGCTACTGAAAAAGAACTGTATGAACGAGCAATAAGAACTGTAGAAGCACATATGCAGACAATAGAAAATGAGTTAGTTGCTCAAATAAAAGAGTTGATAAATTAA